AGCGCGATCTCCTGACCGACGAGGACCGCGCCGGCGGCGTCATCATCCGCTTCAACATCGACGCCGCGCTGCGCGGCGACTTCCTGACGCGGCAGCAGGGGCTGAAGATCCAGCGCGAGGCGGGCGTCGTCTCGCCGAACGACTGGCGTGAGCACGAGGGGATGAACCCGGTCAGCGCGGCGGATGGTGGCGAAGACTACTGGCGCACGGGGCCGAGCGGTCAGGTGCCCGCGAGCGAGATGCCGACACGCAGGGACAAGATCGATGCGCTCGGCGTACTCATCCGTGCTGGCTACGACCCCGCAGCGGCGCTCGCGGCCGTGGGCCTGCCACCGATCAAACACATCGGGCTCCCACCGGTCACGGTGCAGGCGGAGGATCCGAAGCCCCCATTCGGAGCGCCGGCGGACGACGACGAGGACCGCGCGCCTGGGCTCAGTGGGCGGAACGGCGGAGGACGCAATGGGCGTTGAATACCGCGACGTCCGCCTGCTGGAGACGAAGGCGTCGGCCGACACGCCCGGCGCGTTCTCTGGCTACGGCGCGGTATTCGGTAACGAGGACGCCCAGGGCGATGTCATCCGCCAGGGCGCGTTCAAGTCCACGCTCAGCGAGTGGCGCGGCCGAGGGAAGTTTCCGCCGATGCTCCTGCAGCACGGCGGGATGGACTCCTTAGTCGGGCCGAGACCAGACGACCTCCTCCCAGTCGGCGAGTGGACTGACGTCCAGGAGAACGCGCGCGGACTCAAGGTCGAGGGCCGCCTGTTCGCTCTCGCAACCGAGCGCGGCCAGTACATCTACGAGGGCCTGAAGGCGGGCGCGCTCGATGGCCTCTCGATCGGCTACAAGGCGCGCGAGTGGGTCGCGGGGACTCGGGCCGGTGAGCCAGACCGGACGCTCACCGACGTCGATCTGTGGGAGGTCTCGATCGTGACCTTCCCGGCGAATCCGAAGGCCCGCATCTCGGCTGTGAAGGCGCTGACCATCGACGAATTGCGCGAATTCGAGGACGCCCTGCGTGATGCCGGGCTCTCGCGCACGGACTGCAAGCGAGCAGTCGCGGTCCTCCGGCAACGGTCCCAGCGTGACGCTGGGGAGCCAAGCGGGCAGCGTGACGCTGCTGCGGCGGGTGTGCTGAGTGAACGCCTGGAGGCGCTGCAGATCGGCGACCGGCTCCAGGACCTTCTCGCCCACATCGCAGCAGGAGGGACGCGCTGATGGCCACGCTGCAAGAGACCATCGACAAGATCGGCACGGCGTTCGAGGAGTTCAAGACGACCAACGATGCGCGGCTCGAGGCCGTGAAGACCGGCAACGAGAGCAAGGCCACCGAGCTGGGGACCAAGCTCGAGAAGATCGAGAAGGACGTCAGCCAGTTCACCGAGCTGAAGAAGAAGATCGAGCTCGAGCAGGCGGCGCAGAAGGATCGCATCGAGGAGCTGGAGGCCAAGGCCTCATCGCCCGGCAAGACCGCCGTGCAGAAGCGGCGCGATGAGCACAAGGACGCGTTCATCGAGGCCCTGCGCGGCAAGCTCGAAGACCCGATGGCCAACGCCAAGCTGCAAGACCTGCAGAAGAAGATGATCGAGACCAAAGACATCACCATCGGCACGGCGGCGGCCGGTGGGTTTGCGCTCCCCGAGGAGATCGTCCGCGAGATCAGTCGCCTCGAGATGCTGTTCTCGCCTGTTCGTCGCTTGGTCAAGGTCCGTCAGGCCGGCACCAACGACTACAAAGAGCTGATCAGCAAGCGCGGGACTAGCTCGGGGTGGGTCGGTGAGACCGGCTCCCGGGCCGCCACGCTGACCTCACAGCTCCGCGAGCGCGCGCCGACGTTCGGCGAGCTGTACGCCTATCCCCAGGCCTCGGAGTGGTCGCTGGACGACCTCTTCTTCAACGTCGAGCAGTGGATCGCCGAAGAGGTGTCGGAGAAGTTCGCGGAACAGGAAGGAATCGCCGTCATCTCCGGCAACGGCACCAGCAAGCCGACGGGCATGATCAACACGGCGCCGGTGACGACCGCCGACTTCGCGTCACCGGAACGGTCGGCGAACGCCTACCAGTCCGTGACGACCGACTTGACGCCGGGCGGCGTCGACATCCTGGTCGACAATCTGTTCGATCTGGTCTACACGCTCAACTCCGCCTACCGAGTGCGGGCCGCGTGGGTCTTCAACTCGCTGACGTGCGCGGTCCTTCGGAAGAAGAAGGACACCACGAACCAGTACCTCTGGCAGCCGGGCCTGCAAATGGGCCAGCCGGATCGTCTGCTCGGCTATCCCGTCGAGGTCTGGGAGAACATGCCGAACATCGGCGCGAACCTCTTCCCCGTTGCCGTCGGCGACTGGCAGCGCGCGTACCTGCTCGCCGATCGCGTGGGGCTAAGGATCACGCGAGACAACGTGACGAACGTCGGCTTCGTGAAGTTCTACGTGCGGCGCCGTGAGGGCGGCCACGTCCTCGACAACCACGCCGCGAAGTTCCTGCAGACGCTGTAAACAAGCAGTCCAGCTCCGGGGGGCGCGGTGCCCATGGCCGCGCCCCCCGTTGAGGGAGACATGGCGAAGAAGCGCGTGAAGCGGAAGCGGAAAGCGCCGGCGCAGCAGGCCAAGGCGATCCGCGGAGCCCCGGAGAACAAGTGAACCTCGTGCGCGTCGAGCCGCGCGGCTGGGCCGAGTGCATCGTGGCTGCGACCGGCCCCTCGCTGACCGAAGCCGTGGCCGAGCGGTGCCGCGGGCATAGCGTCATCGCCGTGAACGACGCCTATCGGCTGTTGCCGTTCGCCGAGGTGCTCTACGCCGGCGACCGCGACTGGTGGGAGCTGCATCGAGGATGCCCGGAGTTCACGGGCGAGAAGTGGACGGCGCACGAGCCGAAGCTCAACGACAAGTCGGCCATCGCAGATCGGTACGGGCTCCATCTGGTCGCCGGCCCGCGCCAGGTCGATGCGCCCGGCTTTTCGCTCGACCCCGGCACGATCCACTACGGCAACTCCAGCGGCTTCCAGGCGATCAACCTCGCCATCCTCTTCGGCGCGACGACGATCCGCCTGGTCGGCTTCGATATGCGGACGCCGCAGTCCGGGCAGTTGCGCCACTTCTTCGGCGACCACGCGGACCCCACGATGAACCTGTCGAAGTACGAGCACTTCCTGCCGGCCTTCCACGAGGCCGCGAGGCTCCTCCCCGCGCACATCCGGATCGTCAACTGCACGCCGGGCTCGGCGCTGCGGTGCTTCGAGATGGGCACGCTCGACGAGATGCCGGCCGGGGTACTCGCGTGACGATCGCCCTCGACCGGCACGCGGAGCATGTGAAGTATCTGCGGGCGTACCGCAACCCGAGTTACGCGATGGGTCAGGACCGCATGGCCGACGCCGTGACGGACCTGAAGGCGCTGCCGACGCGCGGCAATTATCTCGACGTGGCGTGTGGTCGCGGCGAGATGCTGCGGCACGCCGAACGCCTCGGCTTCGCGCCCGTGTTCGGCGTCGAGATCGTGCCGGACCTCATCGACGGCAACCGCGTGGGCCGCGGCGAGGCTCACGCCCTGCCATGCCCCGACAAGTGCTTCGACGTCGTGACGCTGTTCGACGTGATCGAGCATCTCCCGCCAGGTGACGACGAGCTGGCCTGTCGGGAACTCGCTCGCGTCGCCCGCGCCCATGTCCTCCTGACGGCGAACAACCACGAGTCCCGCAACCTCGACGGCGACGTCCTGCACATCAATATCCGCCCGTACGAGGAGTGGGACCGTCTCTTCCGCGCCTGGTTCCCCGGCACCGTCACGCACATTACGGGGACGCGACACTACCACAGCGAATGCTGGCGGGTGGACCTGTGAGAGCCGCGATCCACGTCAACAGCCACGAGCATCAGCGCCAGCACGGCGCCGCGATGAAGGCCGGGCTTGAGCGCCACGGGATCACGGTGGACTCCGACGGGCCGTCAGACTTCGCCGTGACCTGGGGCTGGAAGAATCCCGGCCTCGTGGCGGCCTACCCCCACGTCCTCGTGATGGAGCGCGGGCATGTCGGCGATCGGATGGCGATGGCCTCGTGCGGCTGGGACGGCCTCGGCTATCGGGGGCGCTATCCCGCCGCGCAGGACGGCGGCGCGCGGTGGCAGGAGCGGCACGGCCGCCTAATGGAGCCGTGGCGCATGGGCGGCGGCGACTACGCGCTGCTGATCGGTCAGGTGGAAGACGATGCCGCGGTCGCCTCGCTGCCCGAGGGCTTCCATGCGTGGGCGTCCGCTGCGGCAGCCGCGCTCATCGCGCTCGGTCACAAGGTCGTCTATCGCCCGCACCCGTTCGGCGACCGCCACTTCTCGCCCGAAGGGGCCGCGCCATCGTGGGCCACGCGCGCGCCTGATCTGCGCCCGTGGGGATCGCTCGTCGCCGACCTCGCGTGCGCCGCCCTGTGCGTGACGTTCAACTCCACCGCTGGCGTCGAGGCGGTGCTCGCGGGCGTGCCGACGGTGACGCGCGACGCGGGCGCGATGGCCTGGCCCGTGGCGACGCACGACCTGACCGAGCCGCTAGCCCGGCCGGACCGCGAGGCGTGGGCCCACGCCCTCGCCTGGACGCAGTGGACGCTCGACGAGATCGCGCGCGGCGACGCCTGGGAATCGCTGGCTCCCATCATGGAGGCTGCCTGACATGGCCGGCCTCCGCCTGATCACGGCGCCACCCCGAGAGCCACTCTGGCTCGACGAGGCCAAGAATCACCTCCGCGTCGACACCGTCGAGGAGGATTCGCAGATCTCGCGCCTCATCACGGCGGCCCGGCAGGACCTGGACGCGCGCGAGGGGCGCCTGATGGGCGTCGCCCTGATCACGCAGACGTGGGAATTGGTGCTCGATGCCTTCCCGCTGTCGTCCGAGATCCGGAGTCCGTTCAGGCCACTCCAGTCGGTCGCCAGCATCAAGTACGACGACGTCAACGGGGCGGAACAGACGATGCCGTCTGCTGACTACATCGTCGATATCGCCTCGTATACCGGCCGCGTCGTGCTGGCGCCCGACAAGTCGTGGCCGGGGACGCGCAACGTGATCAACGCCGTGCGTGTGCGCCTCGCGGTGGGCTACGGGGACCATCCCGGCCTGATCCCCGAGACGTACCGCCA